TCTCTAGAAATTTAGTTCTATCTTCTACCTGATCTAAATCTCTATACTCAATAATTGGTGACTCAGGAAAATCCTGCTTCTGTTCCTCGGTTACAGTATCATAATAAACAATAAGTTTTAAATCATCTGCCCAATGTTCGACGACAGACTCAAGCATTTTCTTTGCATATACATCAAAGTGTTTACCTGAAAAAGATGTTACAAATCTAACCATTTCGTTTTACCATCTCTGAATATAACGCTGACCATTCTTTGGCATATTTACTATCTACAGTTCTTTTTCCATCCCAGTTCTTATATATTGGACCGCCTGTAGTAAAGTGAACACACTTAGGTTTTAAGTTAGCAGGAGAATGTCCATCTAACCAATTCCACTCTTGAGGTATAGATCCTATAAAATCATCTTCATAGTCTCTATCAAGAAAAGCAAACCTGTGTAACCAGGAACCACTTTTTGTATTTACATCATGCACAGTAAAGTCTTTTAGTGCTTCATGTCCACAGTTCCACATAACAAAACTAGACCAGTTTTTTCTGCTGTAGTTAGACTGAATACGACCATCCATTTTTAAGCCGCCATCTGTAACATGATCATGTTTTACACAACTAACAGCAAATGAAGGATCGCAATATTCATTAAATAATTCAGATATATCTGTATTCACAAACATATCGCAGTCCATAAATAAAGCATACCCTTCAAATTGATTTAAGAAAGGAACTAGAAATCTAGTAAAACTAAATTCAGTTGAAAAGGGTTTATCATCAAAACAATCTACAAACTGATTGTCTTCATTAATATCTTTAGCTCGGAAATAAAGACCTGCTCTACGAAGATTGTTTTGTTTTAAAGGGATTATATCTACAGGATGATTTGTATTTTTTCTTATGCTATAGGATAGAACATCGAAATAAGTTTTTTCTTTATCGTCATACCCTACATATATTTTGTATGGTTTATCTAACATTATTTTTATGATAAGGGGTGAGGACAATACCCCACCCCTATATACTACCTATTCTATTGGAATTACTTTTTTATGTTGATCATCAGCCTTCATTTTTAATTTTACTTTTAATAGGCCATCTACCATCTCTGCGGCAGCTACAACATAGTTAGGATTTAAAGAGAATGTTCTTTTAAATTTTCTTTTTGAAATATTTTTTACCACAATAGCATCAACAACTTCTTCTGCTAATTCTTTTTTATTGTAGAAATCACTGGAAGCAACAGTTAAAAATCCATCTCTCTCTTCCACTGTTATGTCTTCTTTAGAATACCCTGCTAAAGCAATCTCTAAAATATATCCGTCATCTCCATCTTTAGAGATATCATGGAATGGGAATGTGGTTGCATTATCTTTGTGAAAAGACAACATTGGTGAAGAAAGATAATCTTCAAAACCAACACTAAAGTTTCTTAATAGATCTTTTACGTTGTCGTTTATAGAGTGAAGTGCATTTTTATTATGAGTTTGTAATAATTCTATGTTCATTTTATTCTCCTATTAAGCGAGATTATATAGCACACATTATGTCATGCCGTAGGCATAGTACTATATAAACTAACTGTAGTCAAGAGAATTTTTTACCTCTAAACCAACAAGTCATAGCACATCTTTCTCCTTCTTTTACTTTAGTTACTCTATGAAAAATAAAAGAAGGGAAGACAACAATGCTTCCTTGTCTTCTCATTTCTTTAATAGTCTTAAATCTGTTTGATGCTTGAGGATGTACAAAATTTTGTATTTGAAAATCGCCGCCTTTAAATTCGCTGTTTAGTGTTATAGATATAGCTAATTTTCTAAAGTAAGGATCGCTTTGTTTTTCTACGCCTGTATCAACGTGCCAATCATAGAATTGATTTTTACCATAAAAAGATATTTGAGGTACTTCAAAAGAAGTTAAGTTAAAATCCCAACCAGCTTTCTCATTAGCTATGTCTACATATAGTTCTAATATTTCTGATAACTCTGAATTAGCTAACCAAGCAACCCTGTTGTTCCTTATCTCAGATAATATTACATCATCACCATCTTTAGAAACTTCAGCTTCTTTTGAGTCTAATTCTCTTGCGACATGCATCATTCCATCACAAAATCCTCTTGGAAGGACTTCTTTAAAACAATAATGGGTTAACATTTATACCCCACAACTACCTCCATGACCTGTAATGTCGCAGATATCGTGTGTTTCTACACCCTCTTCAAACTCCTCGCCCAGTTTATCTACAGCCTCAGAGTAAGGTACATTTGTTAGAGGTTGTCCTCCACGACATGAGTCAGGATATACGGTAAAGCCTCTTAATCTACTGGCATATGAGGCAAGAGTTTTAGTAAAGTCTTTTACTGTGTCTTCATTATTAAGTTTACTACCCCATGCAGGTAAATTAATTGTAGACGAGATAGACATGTCCACATAGTCCTGTACATCAGCCTGAAATTTTATTCTACGTTTGTAGTCATCAGCAAGATCAAGAGCAGATTCAATCTTTTCTGGCTTAGTTCCATAGATATTAATAAGTTCCTGCGCTGCACTGTCAACCACATACTGATAATGCCACCTAGTCCCACCTTTTAAATATCTGCGCTTATAAGCTACAGCAAATATCGGTTCTACGCCTGTGCTTGTACCAGCAAGAATACCTATTGATCCTGTTGGTGCAATAGCACGATTAGCAACTGGTCGGCTGATACTAAGTTCATCCGAAAACTTTTGAGATACTGAGTCACTGACACCTTTATATACAGACAACCACTGATGTAGTTCCTCGGTAACTTCATACTGAGAATTACGCTTAATTAACCACTCATGTATACCCATCAAACCAAGACCAAGCCTACGGTTTTTCTCTCTTACTTCATAGACTTTCTGATAAGGTAGTTTTGCTCGTAATGTGCCACACAAAAGAAACTTTGTAGCAAGTTCTACTATGTCATTAAGTTCCTTAATGCTTTCAATACGTCCAAGATTTAATGATCCTAAATTGCAGACATCCGAGTCTGTGTCTGAGCAAACTTCTGTGCAAGCGTTGCGAAGTGTTTCATTTTCTTTATCAAAGAAGTTAAAACTAAACCCAGGTTCTGCCGTACTTAAAGCTTGCTTTACATTCTTTTCAAAGACTTCCCCTACATCTCCTGTTCGTAAATACTTTAATAGCCACTCAGTGTCATAATTAACACTGATGTTAGTCATATCTAAAGGTGCATTAAAATTAAAATCTTGTTCTTTAACCTGACCAACACTAAAACCTGTATCACCCACTGGCATATCATACCAGTTTTTACATTCAAGAAACTTATGTATGTCAGGATGCTGCCAGTTAAGACTAGCATATATAGCAGACCGTCTACTACCGCCCTGCATAACACGCCTACCAATCTCGTTGACCATCATCATCTTTGGGATAGGTCCAGATGCAAGACCGCCAGTGCCAGCCAGTATACGACCTTCTTCTCTATATACAGAGTAGTCTATTCCTATACCACCGCCTGTCATTAAACATGATTCTGACTTCCAAGATACATTTGCCCAATCTTCTCTTGTGTCTTCTTCTGCTTTTAATAAATAACAATTATTAAAAAACTTATTGGTGCGACCAGCATAATATAAATATCTACCGCCAGGAATAAATTTTAAATCCGTAATGTAGTTGACAAGATCATCCTTGTCTTCCTTACTCATCTTGCTTTGGCAAACATCTTCGACAAGAACTGCTGCTAAACTTGACCAAGTTTCACAACCCGTATGTGCGTACTTATGTTTGAAAATATCTTCGCTAAATTTAGAACGAAACATAGGGTTTTCATTTGAGCGAAACTGTGGCATAGGTTAGCTTCCTTCCTCTTGCTGGTCGTGAATGTGAAGCATAATTATTGCATAGTGAATTACCTTTAACAAATCTTTTCTATTACGACCTTCTTTTTTTCCATACCTTTTACAGTATTTCAATATGTTGCCTATACAAAAACCTTCTCCGTATCCTGCATCTAAAATTACATCTGTAGCCTGATATTTGTCTTGAGCATAATGTTGCTCGTAAGTTTGATCAATATACTTTTGTATCTCTTCGACATAATGGTCTTCACAAAATCTGTACATTAAAATTATCCTAATTAAAAGTTAGCACAGTATTTATTCTTTTACGAACAAAGTCAACTTCTTTTGAACGTATAACCTTGTGAGCAAATGATCTTACATAATCAGGATCAACATCTGCGATATCACACACAGTCATAAAATCATCGGCGGTAACACCGACAGAACAAAAGAACCAAGACATAGCTGTTTCTCTAGCTATTATAGCTTCAGTTGATTCTCTAGGAGTTTTCGGTTTAGTAGCATCAAGCATAGCTTGCAAGATAACACTCATAAACAGAAGTTGTTCTGGATCAGCTTTTCTTCTTTTTATTATCTCTTCTATTTCTAAAAGAATTTTTGTTTCTTTTTTTTCCACTTATCCAACCTTCAGGAATACCATCAGACAATTTACAAAATAAAAAACCGTGCTTACTGCACCAGTTAGCATAGGTTGATTTAGCCCCTTTGTAAAGTTTAGAGTTTGGGTTATTAAATACAAATCTAACATCCAAGTCTGGGTTACTCTTTCTAAGAAATAGGTGCTTCTTTCTGTCATCTAAAGTAAATCTACCTTTCACTTCTAAAACAATCCCATTGTCTAGGACAAAATCAGGTAGATATTTTTTATTCTCAACCCACATATACTTAATAAAGTATGGTTCAAACTTAAAAGAAACCTTCTTATCCTCTAAAAAATCGTTTGTTATTTTCTCAGACTTTGATCTAAATCTCGTCATATATTTCCTCTACATCAGGCATACGACCTATCCTGGTTAAGTACCTCGGACCAGTAGAGTAATTGAATTTTTTAAGGCCGCTACCGCCGTTAGAATCAGCCCAGCAGACATGCTTATAAGAACAATACACACAGCCAATATGAAGCTTATAGTTGCCAGACTTACCATCAGGAACATCACTATAACAGCGAGGGGGAGGCATATCAGATTTAATAGTTGCTTTAAGAGACTCAATCCTTTCTTCTGCATTTATCATCTCCATAGAATGAACAGGACAATAACAAATCTCACCTGATGATTTATCTATTGCTACAAAGCCAGCCTTATCTAAATTATTTGCTTTAGCATAAGCAGATATCTGTGCTATGTAACCAAATGGATCATCTGAATGAATTGTTTTTTCTTTAAATTTTTTAAACCCATAACTTGACGCACTCTTAAAATCAATAAGAACGTCATCAACTATAGCGTCTTGATGCCCAACCACACCTTTAACACTAACAGTCTTTTGCTCATCAGTAACTGTATGACCAGCAGTTCGAGAGAGAAAGATAAGAAGACATTCTAGAATATCCCCGTACAAGAACTTTATTTTGTCTTGTCCTTTTAATTTCTCTTTACCCAACTTATCGCCATCTCTAACAGTGTACCATATTTTTCTGTCAGGATGACCAATAAGAGATAGTCTTAAATTTCCTCTTGATCTTTCTCTCTCTTTTAAGGAAGAGGTAACAGCATCAACTATACCTTTTACCAACTCATTAACATCTTCTTCTTTTACTTTTACTTCTTCATCACATTCAAAGATATTATAGATATCTTCAACAAGAGTATCAATAGTTTTTGCTGTTACCATATCCTAAAACAACCCAGAATTTATAATGTTTTGTTCACTAAATTCATGGTCTAAAACTTCGCTAAGACTTTTAATAGCTGGCTCTAGATCCATAGGATTATTTCCTAAGAATAAACCATTGTCATCAATATTAGTAGCCGCCACTAGCGATGAACCTCTTACCATATTAGCAGAATATTTTTCACAGACAGGTTGTTTAAAAAAGTTACCTGTGCATATAGGTCTACTATCAATAGAATAATTTTTAAGAATTTGTTTTGTTCTTTCTTTAAAGGCATTCCTATCAAACACAATTCCAAAACCAAACCATGAAGAGATACTGTTATCCTCTACCTTTTGTATTCTACAATAATCTTTATTACCAAAATACTTTATAAATGTATCTGCATTTTTAATTCTTTGGTTGTTCATATCCTCTAGCTTTTTTAACTGGACAGAACCTAAAGCACCATTCAACTCGCCAGGTCTTACATTATAACCTAGAGTAACAAACTCAAAAGGATTATCCTTAAAGTATTTTGTGCCTCTTGTCCAGCCATGTGATCTTAAACTTAGCAAAACATTATATGTTTCAGGATCATTACAAACAACCAT